CGTCGCGCACCGCGTCGCCCACCGCGTCGCCCACCGCGCCGCCCACCGCGCCGTCCACCGCGTCGCGCACCGCGCCGCCCACCGCGCCGCCCACCGCGTCGCCCACCGCGTCGCGCACCGCGTCGCCCACCGCGCCGCCCACCGCGTCGCGCACCGCGCCGCCCACCGCGCCGCCCACCGCGCCGCCCACCGCGTCGCGCACCGCGTCGCGCACCGCGCCGCCCACCGCGCCGTCCACCGCGTCGCGCACCGCGCCGTCCACCGCGTCGCGCACCGCGTCGCGCACCGCGCCGCCCACCGCGCCGCGCACCGCGCCGTCCACCGCGTCGCGCACCGCGTCGCGAACCGCGTCGCGCACCGCGTCGCGCACCGCGCCGTCCACCGCGCCGCGCACCGCGCCGCGAACCGCGCCGCGAACCGAGTGCTGATCGAATGCCCCCTTGCGGCGGCATTCGATCAGCAGAGCAGCCACCGGAGCGGCGATCGCCATAACCAATGGAGAACTGACCCATACGATATTGTTGGGCCAGGGAATGCCGGCATGGCGGTAGCAATCCCGTGCAGCTCGTTCGAACGTATCGCGGTCCGCCGCTCCAGTTCGAAGTCCGATGGATATCCATTTATCGGCGTGTGCCTCCATTTTTGCCTGTTGCTCGGCGGTCAACTTATCTATTCTCTTAGTCACGATTCCTCCGATTGCGCATGCGGTTTCGATTGCAGATTCGGCACTGACGCCAGTTGTCTTTCGTTCTATATGTGTTGGTCGATGAATACTCATGGCCTCGTGGACAATGAGTTTTGCTGCCATGAGTAGTCGGAGCCAATCCCCGAATAATGTTCTCGCGCCGCGTTACAGGTTCTAAATGATCCGGATTCACGCATGCACGATTTCGACAAAGATGATCAAGTTCCATGCCGTTTGGAATTGAACGACCAGTGGCTAGAAAAGAAGCACGGTGTGCTAGCTCAAGTCGTCTTGTGTGATCACTTCGACTCCCGGTCATGAGTTGACCGTAACCATCCGATCGCAGCGTCAAGCGCCAGACCCAACAGCCAGTAGCGTCATCCACACGGATAGCTGCCCGAATGCGATCTGTAATAGGTCTGGCGCGAGAATTCATTGAATCAGTCCTCGACGCGTCGCATCAACTCAGCCCCGGCGTATTCATACGGCCTGGAGACGCGCCAGACACCTGCTCCGAGTTGATGCGCAGAGTGCTCTTCGTGAACGAGCGCCTGGGGCGCCTGCAGTTCGACATTGGCGACCTCAGCCATCGCAGCTGGGTGCACATAGATACGGGAAAGGGCGGAACCATCCGCTCCGGCCTGGAACTCGAATCGGTGGCGATGTCCGGTTACTTCACCATGCGCCAAGGTGGCCGATTTATCGGCGTCGAGGGGGCTTGTCTGCATCGAAGAGGGGAGATTGTCGATCGGCTGGAGCAGCACGTCTCCCTGGCGAATGATGATGGGCTTTTTCTTCACGGGGATTTCCTCTGGGTTGAAACAGGTAAGTTGAACGAGTGCGATCGTCGCGGATGTGTTTGAAAATGATCTCGATGCGGATTCGCTCGAGAGCATCCTGAGAAAAACGGTGCGTAGGACAATCGGAGACCCAGGTCCGCCGTTCGGCATCGAACAGGCAGCCGCAGGCCTCGCGAGAAATGCGCATGAGACCTCCTTGTCTCAGGAACAAAAATATTTTCAGCAGGAAATTTCGCGATATCGCGAATTATCCGACGAGAATCTGAACGTCCCAGCAATCGGGTGTTGGTTGATCCTCGTAACCCTGGCGTTCGGCTTCGGTGAGTTGGGTTCGCATCTTGGATACCTCGAGACGCCAGCATGCCAACTGAGCTTCGTGCAGCCGGGAGGCCAGCACATCGCCCATGGTCATCTCCCAGCCCTCGGGTGAGATCAGATTCCCGCGCCTGAGCTTCCAGCCGCGCCAGTCCGGATCCAGAAATCCCAGGTCCTCGTAATAGCGGGCACTGAGATATCGCAGCATGTGCTGGGGCGGGCAGGTTGCCCCCCGTTTCCAGCGTCGCGCGGTCGTGATGTCGACCCCGCAGATTTCCACTATCTGCTTGATCGGTATGGCGAAAAAGACCTCTTTCGGGTCGAGCATGGCCCCCACGGTAGCCGCCCTGACTTACGCATAATCTATCTAACGTAGCCATATATTTGAGAGGTGTCAAAAATACGTTATTCAGGTCAGAGTTGATTGTGATTTTCGCGACGTGTCAGATAGGAGCGGGCACGTCGCTCGTTCGGCAACTTCTCGATGCGTCGGAATTTTTTGCGCAGCCGGGCCATGGCACGCATGACGGTCGCGATCGACACCCCCGCCAAGGCTGCGCAGTCCTTGACCGAAATCCCAGCCTCCCGGTTCTGCCAGATCTCGAATTCATCCCGTACGGTGAGCAGCGGTTGGCGGCCCCGCGGTAACGTAGTCATGCCGGCATACCTCCAACGACCTGTTTCTCGCAATCCGCGATGAGCTCGTTCTGCCAGGCGAGCAGTTGCAGGTCGCTTCCAAAGCGCTCGCGAAATTTGTTCGGCTGATGCTTGAGCGATGGGCCGGCGAACTGTGCCATGCGCTCCTGTGTCCATCCGTCCCATGCCTGTCCGCGGTGATGCCAAACACAGAGCCCAATCGTTGCTTCATCGCCGAGCCGCTGCTGCCCCGCATGCTGATCCAGATTGAGGTGATGCACATCGGGCGCGGAAAACCAGCCGGCCTTACGGCATGCCAAGCAGCCGATCTCGGCGATGCGCTGGCAGCGGCGTTGAAAGGCCTTGGGGTTCATGCGGCGAAACTCAGGATCTGCTCAGCAACGGAACGCAGCTCGGATTCTGTCCACTTCTTGCAAACCTTCCCGTTGAACACTTTCGACAGCAACACGTGAATAGTGGCGTCGTAGAGTTTCCCGAACGTCTCTTCATCCATGGATGACCAGGCGATCGAAGCGGCTTCGATCCTGACTTCGCCCTTGATGTTTGTGACGGCCTCGTAATAGCCGCTTAGGATGGTCATATCCTTGCGGAAGCGCTGGAAGGCGGGGCGCACGGGCTGACCGCGGTACTCCATTGGTTGAACGGTCTCGGACCAGTAGCTGTATGCCATCTCCAGCAGCGCAAACCATTTCTTGAAGAAAGCGCCGTTCCGCATCTCGTGCGGCTCAACCATGATTATTGCGCCCAGCTTCTTCTTGCGCAGCCATTCGGTCGCCTCCTCGCAGGCAGGCACCAGACCGGCCGCACCCTTTTGGAAGAGGAACTCGCTCACGACTTCAGCGCCAGCGAAAGGATCTTGCGCATGTTGGCCTTGGAGACAACTCCATCGGCCGCCAGTTTGTCGTTCACGGCGATCCACAGCTCAGGGAACGGCTGTAGATTGGCCTCGTGGTACTCCTGTAGGTTCTTCGCTAGCAGTTGTTCATCGCTGCCGTACTCCGCAATCAGGTCGGTGATCTCATTGACGCGCTTGTCCCGCAAGGTGACATCAACATTACTCAGGTCGCCACGCGGGTCGACCCTCTTAGCCTTGCGGTCCAACATATCCATGATGACCGGAAAGTTGAAGGCGGGCATATTCTCCAAGGACTTCACTCGCCAGAATTCGAGGAACTGGCCTCGGTTCGTGCCGACCTCCGTCATTCGCTTCTCAATCTGAGCGATTTGCTCCTTGCTGAGGGCAGCTCCATTGCCATCGATGTCCTCACCACCGATCACGATGTTGAACACCAGTTTGGTGATATAGCGCTGACCGTAGGTCATCGTAGAGCCGAAGCCCTGGACGCCTGTCTTATTCGGAGTTCCCTTGATGCCCACGTTGTCGAGGGGTAGGTCTGCCCGACAGGTTCGAGAATGTCCTGCACGGTGAGTTACTATGCAGGTTTGCCGATAGAACGAGGGCATGGGGCAATCTTCGGTGCCGAAGGAAAGCGCAAATCCATGCCTGGTGTAGATCGGGCGGGCTACTCGGTCTATTTCATCGAGCGCGGCATACATGGAGCCGGTCTGCTCGTTGGCCGAGCACGGCACGATCCGGGGCATCTCGGCTTGGCACGCGGCCATCGCCTCGTTGTACTCGGCCTCGGCCGTGCGAGCGAAAACGCGCTCCTGCATGGCCAACAAGCGTTCCATCTTATCGATATCGATGTTCGGATCGCGTGCCGCCCGCTCGATGACCGCAATCAGCGCGGTCGAATCGCTCGCAACCGCAACTTCGCGACGGTCGCTAACGTGACTTAGATCGAGAACACTGCTCATATAGACTCCAATCCGGTCGCCACACCTAAAATGCCAAGGTTGCCCGAACGGGACTTGCCGCAAGGGTGTGGCGACCGGGTAGCTCATGACCTTGAATCCAACTCAACTGCGGGCGCGACCTTTCGGCACTCGCGCGCACGCCGATCGCGGAAGAGGGCGCGCGCCAGCGGCGATAGTCCTGCGACCAGCTTCGACTCCTGAGCCGGAGCCACCTCGGGCAGGAAGCGCGTCACGCGCAGTCCAACATTCGATCTGCGTAACGGCCAACTCACGGCGAGGTCTCGCAGGTCAGAGTCAGCAGTTTCGAACGCGCCTCGGCCAACTCCTGCTGCTTGGCTTCGAATTGTTTGCACAGCTCTTGCTCTGCCCTGTCGAGCTGCTTCAGTTGGCCCTCCACGACTGACTCGGGCGGCCGGAAGGTGAAGTCCACGTCCGCCCACTCAGTCAGCTGGGTGTATTCGCGGATGTAGATACTGTCAGGCACAGCATCCTTTTCTTGAATGATAAGATCGAGGTGCCAGTTGGCGCCCATGATCTTGCGGAAAATTGCGACCTTCACGGAGCGTCTCCCACCAGCGGCGCCAGGGCGCGCTCGATCTTCGACAGTCCCGCTCGACCGCGGTCAGTCAATGCAGTGAGTTTGAAGCCGCGCCCGGTCTCCACAGTAGTAACGGAGCCGGGCGCGCTACCGGCGCCATTGCGTTGAGGGGGAATGGCGTCAGGTTCTTTGAGCTCGCGATCGATCAGCTCGTTTTGGAAGCTCGCCACCAGCAGCAGGCGCTGAGCGGCATCGACGCCGTACTGGGCGAGTACGTCCTCGAGACAGGATACGGCGCGTACGACCTCGTGAATGTTCATCCGGTTCTCCCGTGCGCAACTGGGCGCGATGGGGAGAAAACTACCAAGGTAGTATTCTGATGTCAACTACCAAAGTAGTTATTGCGCATGATAAAAGAAAACGGCGGATCCCTTGCGAACTCCGCCGTTTTCAGTCGGAAGCGGGAATTACCCTTGCGTCAGAGCCAATGCCGTCAAGAGACTCGATGGCTCAGCGTTCACTCTGGCCTAGCCTGTAAGACCCCATCGCATGGCCGGGGGAGTTCCAGCTCCCCCTAGCGCCCTCATCGGGTTATCCGGTAAAGAGCTTTGATGTTTGCTTCCTACGGTCTCTTCCCACTTGGCCAGGCGTCACCGCTGGAACGATGCACTTGGAAGGGAAGTTCAAAAGTTTGGTGAACATTTGACCCTCCTATCGGTTGGGAAGAATTCTTAAGTACTTCTATTCATTGAGGTTTGGTGCGAGGCACCAAACAAAATTTGTGCACTGTGTCTCTCGGGATATCGCCATCAATGCAGTAGCTTTACTCTCGGGGCTGTGTTGGTCTTGGGCGCGGAGGATGCGGACTCGCGGGAGGTTTTTTCGGGAAAGGGCGGCCTGGGATTCCGAGCACTCGTTCCGCAGCCTGCTGTATTGAAGAATCTGCTCTTCGAAAGGCCCGAAGGAGGGCGTTTTCACGATCAGACAATCCAGAGTCGGATGCCGGTGTCTCACCGAGCAATTCTTCGGCGGTGACGCCTAATGCTGCCGCAATCTGAGGCAGCTTCCTTGATTCGAGAGCTTTTCCAGTCTCAATCTTGCCGATGGCTTGCTGACTGACCTTCGCTTCCTTGGCAAGTCGAATTTGGCTCCAACCTTTTGCTTTTCTGAGAGATTTGACCCGCTCTTTCAACATCGTAGAACCGTACTACCCGCGTAGTAGTGGGTCAAACCACTTTGGTAGTTGAAAAGATAACTACCAAGGTAGTATTGTTCTGGCATGGCAATCGATGGTCTCGGACAGGCGATTAAGAAAGCTGGTGGTCAAGCTGCTCTTGCGCGCGCGCTAGCGCAGCGGACGGGCCGTCCTATCCGCCAAGGTCATATTTGGGCATGGATCAACCGTTCAGGCCGCGTACCACCTGAACTTGTGTTGGCCATTGAGTGCGTGACTGGAGTGTCACGCAGCGATTTGCGACCGGATCTTTATCCACGGGACTCATTCACTCGAGCCAATTGATTCTTATTGGAAGACAAGCCTGCGCGAGCAGGTTTTTTTAGGCAAACGGGAACGACATAACATGCCTTGGGTGCATGAAAACGCCGGAAAATCCAGTACGAAATTATTCTAAGACTTCACTAAATGTCGTCCAACTCAACAATAGTCATACAGTCTCGCGACATAAGGTCATTCAAACGCGACTTTGCGCTTGCAGGGCATAGGATCACCAGGCTGTGTCGCAATCGGCAATGCGATCTGTGCATCTCCGACTCGGTAGAGACATCTCCAGGCAGTGACGTACACGCCTCCAATCGCCTCCGGATTGGTCTGCCAGAAGGCTGGGGAGGCATCGAGCAGAATCCCTATCTGCCGTCGTGCCAATTCCGGACCCACTGGTTTAGAAGGCCGATCGCAGTCGGCTCCCGCTTGAGTTGCGCCCAGCAGCGCAGCAACAGCGAATACAGCGATTTTCATAGGCTCTCCTGTTCTTCGAGTTATCGGCCGCTCCCAGCGCGGCTTGAGGTGTCAGCATGAATCGACGGCAGCTCTTTGGCACGCTCGCGGCGTTGACTGTGACCGTAGTTCCGTTGGTTGCACGCGAGAAACCGCGCCTTTACGGCGATGGCATCCACGACGACACCGCGGCCCTGCAGGCGATATTGGATTCCGGCCCGGGAGCGGTTCTCCCTTCGGGGCGATATCTCCTCAGCAAGCCGCTGGTGGTCACACAGCCAAACACGGTGATTGCGGGAAGCCACTTCACCTATGTTGGGCAGTACGGAATTCACGTCAAGAAGACTTCTGTTGGTTCTGTCGTGACCGGCAATGTGTTTAGGCCGGGCTGATGCTTGCAATGCGCAATCATTGGCTCCAATGCCTACATCTGGCGCTATGGCGGTGGATCCGCCGTCTTGAGCCGCCACCCATCTATGCCAACAAGGTTATCGGAGCTCAGTCGGAGGGCATTTATGTGTCATTGGATGGGTGCCCCACCAACACGGTCAGAGCGAATATTGTCAAGCGTCTGCTCGATGACGGACCGGAGCCCGGGATCTCGATACAGGGTGGTCATGAACAATAGTGTATTGCGCGCTTCGCCCTCGAATTCCCAACGAGTTTGGTTGAATTCGCATTTGTCGAATGTCGGGGGCAGACCTCCGGAATATACAAGCGAGCATCCCTCGAAAACGCATTCCTGGAATTGCTTTCCATCAATGCCGATGCGCTGCTTTGAAAAGGTCTTCATTTCGATCTCCAGTGGTTTGGCGCCCCCCGAACTTTCGCGAGGGAAGGGGGCGCTGAATCCTCAGTCTAGCTCACGTCTATTTTTTTGGCCCGCTGCGGCGCGGCGAGGTCAACCCCTCAATTCAGCAAGGGTAATTCCTTGTTGCGCTGCAGTTGGAGGCCATCGTGCCTGACATCTCGCTTCACGTCCCCCGGATCCGGCGCCCGCTCCTGAGCGTCCGCCAGGTGTGGCTGCTTCTGGCGCTCGCATGTGTTGGCGTTTGGGTGGGCGTGGTCGCGCTCGTGAGGCACGCGCTCCGATGACGGACACCGATCGCGAACGCCTCATTGAGTCCTACCGCACCATCCTCGAGCTGGCGGTGGAACGCGAATGGAAAGACCTGGCAGCGTCCGCCATGGCGCGTCTGATCAAAGAGCGCTCACCGGCGCAGGTCGAACGGATGGAGCGCGAGCGAGGTCTGCGTGCCTCCTGATCCCCAAATGCGTTGGCTTCGGCTGTGGACCGATATTGTCTCGGATCCTAAGGTTCGCCTGCTGGCATTCGAAGACCGATGGCATTACGTAGCCGTGCTCTGCATGAAGCGATCGGGCGATCTGGAGTGTGTTGAGAGTTTGCTTGAACGCACCGTCGCGGTGACTCTCGGCCTGGTGGAGAGAGACGCCTCGGAGGTCAAGAGGAGGCTGATGGAGGTCGGGCTCGTGACAGAAAAGTGGCAGCCCGTGGCATGGGAAAAGAGGCAATTTGTGTCCGATTACGACAGAACCGCGATAGAGAGACAACGTCGCCGACGCAAAAACATGCGTCACGGGTCCGTCACGCGTGACAGTCACGGTGTTGTCACGGACGTGTCACGCGTGACAAGCCGTGACTGTCACGGTGTTGTCACGGACGTGTCACGCGTGACAAGCCGTGACTGTCACGGTGTTGTCACTACGCCAGAGTCAGAGTCAGAGTCAGAGTCAGAGCAGAGACAGAGTAAGAGGGCACGCAAGCGTGCTTCTCGCGCGCCTCCGGATTTCACCCCGGACGCGGAGCTAGCCCGCCGCGAGATTCCTGACATCGACGTAGACCGCGAGGTGCAGAAGTTCCGCGACCACGAATTCAAAACTCCGCGATCTGACTGGGCTGCCGTTTGGCGAACCTGGATCGGGACTTGTCGCGAGAGCGGTCGCTACGCACGGGTACAACCGAGTCAAATCAGCCTCGAGGAACGCATTCAGGAGAATTCCGGATGGCGATAAGCCAGCAGGAAGCGAACGCGGATTTTTTCCGCCGCTCGCGGGAAGAATGGGACGCCATGGGTGGACATCCGGAAGTTCGCTCACTTGTCGGGAGGCCACCGCCGCCGCGGCCCAAACGAGTGGCGGAAATGCTGGCTCCAGCCGAGGCCCCGGAGTTCGACGAGGACCCGGATGAGTTTCTGGAACTAGGAAAGTTGGATGGCCGAACGCTGCTGGCGGAGTACGAGGAGGAAATGTCTTCATATGCCACAACGCCGTTTGACCAACACGGCGAACGATTGAGGCTGTATCCGTGCGGAGTTACGATTTGGTCCGGTTTTCCGGGAGCCGGAAAAACAACGTTGCTGCGTCAACTGGCCTGTCATCTGTTGCAACGTGAGCAGGGTGTGTTTGTTGCCAGCTTGGAGGAGCATCCGAAGCATCTGTTGATTCGTCTTGTTGCAACGGCTGCTGGAACAGAACATCCAACAGCATCTCAAGTGCAATGGTTTATCGATGTGTTCGGCGAGAAGCTACGGATTTGGGCAAAGCTGGGCATGACCAAACATCGAACCATTCTGGCTGTGATGAGGAAATTGGCCTCAATCGGCTTCACACATGCGATCATTGACTCGCTGATGAAGTTGGATATCTCCAGTCAGGATTTTGAGGGGCAGCGGGTGTTTGCCAACTTGCTCGCTGCAACTGCTGCGCAGACGCGCCTGCATGTGCATCTTGTCGCGCATCCGAAAAAGCCTGCCAAGACTGACAGCGAACCGGACCTGAACGACGTGGCGGGCGCCAAGGAAATCGGGGGCATTGCCGACAATGTGCTTTTTGTTCGCCGAAAGGAGGCAGAATTCGCGACCGGCCCTGTGACCGGAATGCAGATCTGTATCCTCAAGCAGCGCCATGGGCTTGGATCATTGGGTGAGATCACGGGATTCTTCCATCGCGATAAACGGCAATTTCGCTTCGGGCAATGGGATGACCCGATTCGTTATCTGCCAGAGGCAGCATACCTATGAAGTGGTTGCCTTCCGATGGATCAACCCAACGCACGAGCTGCGGCCGATATGTCATTGTCCAAGCGACCTCGCAGGATTGGGTTGCTTACGACATCGGCTCTGGCACAACAGGCCGTGAGATCGGCTCACGCAAAAACGACGCTGATGCTCGTGCACTGTGTGAGGCGGCCGAGCGCGCCATGCTGGCCGAAACGAGGAAGCGCGCATGATTGTGCTCGAGATTCCTCGCGTGCCCGAGACCCCGAATAACTTCCTGGGTTTCCATTGGCGCCATCGCCAGCGGAACTCCGCGCTCTGGCAGCAGGAGATCTCATACGCCCTCGTCGGCCGCCGGCCGCCAGAGCCTTACGCCAAGGCCCGCGTATCGATCGAGCGCTGCTCCCGCGGCGAGATGGACCCTGACAACCTGGTGGCCTGCGTAAAGCCCATCATCGATGCCCTGCGCTATGCCAGCGTGCTAGTCGATGACAGTCCGAAGCACCTGGTGCTGCAGGTCAGCCAGCGGCGCTGCCCGCGCAAACTGACTCCCCATACCAAGATCGAAATTGACCCTTTGCCTGCTACAACCTGAAGGAGATGATGATGACCGCCCCGACCAAATTTGTTTGGACTGATCCGACTACCAACGTCGACGGATCCCCGATCGCCGCCGGCGAGGTGACGGCCTATGAGATCGGCGTTCGCGATACCACCGCGACCGGTTCTGCCGCCGGGACCTATCCGTTCGGCATCAAGGCGCCTCCTAGCGCGACCTTTGAGCCGTTCAGTGCCCTGCAGCCAGCATTGCCCATTGGGGTACTCCTTGCGGCCGCTGTGCGGACCGATACGGGCGCCGTGGATGGCAACAACAATCCGATCAATTCCGCCTGGACGGCCGAAGTGACCTTCACGTTGCCTGTGCCTCCTCCGATTCCGAATCCGCCCACGGGTTTTACTGTCGCCTGATCTGTTGGGCCAGGCGTTGGTTGCCCAAAAACTGCACGATCTGTAAACGATGCGGGTGCTCGTGAACGAATTGAATTGGGATTGGCCCGAGATTGCCGTGGTGCTGATGTGGAAGCTGGCACCTAACGGCATCGTGATTACGCGCAAGGATCTCGGGGCGCTTCCGGTCGATCGTGTGCTGATAGACGAGCGCCTGGTCGATCGGATCAACTTCCGCTGGATGCGGCCCGAGGATGCGCGTGAGCACGCGAAACGCCTGAAGCGTAAGACCGGCGAGAAGGCGGGTATCTCTCAGCTTCAGGGACGATGGCAGAAGATTGCCATCGTCCTGCTCTGGAAATTGGCCAAGGATGGCGTGGTGCTCGGTCAATGGGATCGCGATGCGGTGCCGGCGGACAAGACCTTGCTCGCCCACGGTCACGAGCAGGACATCGAGTACAGGTTCGTTCCACGTTTGGAAGCGGTGCGAATCGCGAATTGGGAAAAAGAGAACGAAGGCAAAATCGTCCTGGAGGCGATGTGAGACAACACTCAGCCCTGATTCGAGAACGCGTGCTGGCCCGGGTGCTGGACATGCTCGAGCACCTGCGGATTCAGGTCTCGATGCTGCCGCGGACCGAGATCGATCTGGAGGCGTTGAAGAAACTGGAGCGCCCCCAGCAGTATGACCTCGGTGTAACCGTCGCCTCCTGTGTCATGGAGGAGCTCGGCTTCGAGAGCGCGCCCGAAGATCCGCGCTACGACAAGACACGCCGTGCCATGAACGAGCAACTGAAGAAAGGTCCGCGCCGCTTGACCGCCACCACGATGCGAGGAGAAGACGATGCCCAGGCGTAAGAAATCCTCAGCCGAGAAACCCAAGCTCGGCCTGCCCGATGCGCTCGAGGCCGCTCAGGAGGCCGCCCGCCTGGCGCAGGAAGGCAATCTGAAGCTTTCACGCTCTGTAGATGCACTCCGAACCGCATTGGAGACTATTGCCACGGCCGAATGGGATCACCGCCTCAACGCTCCGGTCACTCCCAAAGACCTGCGGGAGCTGGCGGTGAACGGTCTGGACGCCTATTCGCAGATCAGCGGCCAGAGCTGGAAACGCGCCAAGCTGATCGGTAACTGGGCTGGTGGCACGGGCAACAAACCGATTCACGAACGGGAGATGAACGATGGTTGAAAGATACACAGCAATGGGTGCCATGGTCATTCGGCCGCCCCAAGTCCACGGGACAGCCGTGCACGCGGTTCATGGGCCAGAGGAATGGGTCAAGTCATCTGACTACGATGCTTTGGCCTCTGCTCATGAGAAACTCAAGTCTGATTTGGAGTCGGCCGCCCAAGAGCCATCTTCTGCGCCTTCCGAGCACAGCGATGCCGTATGAGAGCGAAGCCCAGCGGCGTGCCATGGAAGCGGCGGCTCATGGTCACTCGACGTTGGGCATCTCCAAGAAGGTCGGGAAGGACTACGTCGCCGCCGGTCCTGCCAAGAGCAAACTGCCGAACTACGTGCACCGGCGCAAGATGGCGAAAGTAGCAAAGAGTAGCCATGCCTAGGGGAGGGTCAAAGCCCGGAGAGCGTCGAGGAGGGCGCAAGAAAGGCGTGCCGAACAAGTTCACGGGTGACCTGCGTCAGATGATCAGTAATGCACTGGTTAACGTAGGCGGCGAGGCTTATTTGCAGAAGCAGGCTAAGGAGAATCCCGGACCATTCCTGGCTCTGCTTGGCAAGACGCTACCTAAGGATGTGAATCTCAAGGCCGAAGGTGGTCTGTCGCTCTCGATCACGCTCTCGAAGTGATCAGCTACCATTACAAGAGCCCAGGTCCCGTCGCTGACGAACTGCTGCTTAGCGATTCCTTCGTGACCGGTATCCGCGGCCCGATCGGCTCCGGCAAGTCGACGGCCTGTGTCATGAAGATCCTGATGATCGCGGATAAGCAGCCTATTCAGGCCGATGGCCGTAAGCATTCGCGCTTCGCGATCATCCGCAACACGTATCCAGAGCTCACCACCACCACCATCAAGACCTGGCATCAGTGGATACCGCAATCCATTGGGCGCTGGCAGTCCCAAGGCCCACCAACGCATCACATCATCGATGA